TTCTGCACTAGCAAGTCGTACGAGTGACGGGAACGGGTTTTAATGTCGATACCAGGCAGGTCTTCTGATCCCCTGCGAGCCTCTTTCTCCTTGAACAGCTCATGCTTTAGCTCAAGATAGCTAGCCACGGCAACTTCCCCTGCAGCGCCCAGCAAATGCACCTCTAGCGCCTTCTCTCCAAACCGTGGCCCTTTGTTCCGTCCACGCAGTCCTTTCGCTTCGTTAACGGCCTGTCGCCTCATGCCTTCCTCCATTGCAAGACGACGCTCTTCCTCGGTGAATGTAAAGACGATGGGCGTAGGGGCCATAAACAAAGGAACACCGTGGTAATCATAGCCATCTAGAATGGGAATTAAGACAGCAAAGATTAAGAGCGATGGAAGGCGACGTAGTGGATCTTGGTCATGCCACCGAAGCTGGACTAAGGGCCGACGGGCTGCAAAATGCACTCCTCGGCATGGGCACTGGTCGTGATAAGAGCAAATACACCACTGCCCAACCCATCGTTTTCCTCACCCAAGAAGAGCTTGAAGCCCTCTATGGTGAGTGGCTGCCTCGTCGCATTGTGGACATCGTGGCCGAACAGTCCACACGCAAAGGCTTCAAGGTGCTATTTGGCGGCGAAGGCGCTGCAGCGGAGGAGGTGGCCGGCATTGAGCAGGCCATTGAAGATCTGTACATCCTCGAAAACTTGATGCTTGCCAGCAAGAATGCTCGTCTCTATGGAGGATCGGTCATTCTGCTTTATATCAACGATGGACGCAGTGCCGACCAGCCAGTAGACAGGCGTAACATTCGCTCCATTGAAGGAATGGAAGTTTTGGACAGATGGCAGATTGCGCCAGTGATTAACGAAGAAAATTTATACGACTACTCTAAGGCAACTTACTATCAAATCATCTCTGGCGATCTAATCAATCAACCACAACTTCAGCTCATTCACAAAGACCGTATTCTCAGGTTTGATGGTGCGTGGCTTCCTTATCGCATTAGGCAAAGAAACTATGGGTGGGGAATGAGCTGCTTGCAAACTGTTTACGACAGCTTCAAGCACTATTGGACTGGCCTCAACAGTGCTGCCACGCTGCTCACTGAGTTTGATGTGTTTGTGCATAAACTTCGCGGGCTTAGCACAATGCTTGCGGCAGGCAAAGAAAAGGACGTGAGAGATCGTCTTGTTCTCAATGATATGAGCCGTAGTATATATCGAGGATACGCGATTGATGCCGAGAAAGAGGAGATTGAGTTTATTTCGCGTAACTTTGGAGGCATAGGCGAAGTGCTCGAAAAGCTCCGTATTGACATCATTGGAGCTTCGCAGATTCCTCATACAATCCTCTTCGGAGAAAGCCCTAGTGGCTTGGGAAGCACGGGCAGGAGTGAAGAGCGAGACTTTGCCAAGATGCTTGGTGACTATCAAAGTGCTCATTACAAGCGGCCTTTGCAGAAGCTGGTTGAAATGATCATGCTGAGCAAAGATGGACCAACCAAAGGGAAAGTTCCTAAGTCTTGGAGAGTCGCCTTTAATGACTTATTTCAACTGAATGAGCGCGAAAAAGCAGATGTACGCGCAAGAGTTGCAGCCGTAGACGGAAGAATGCTGCAACTGGGAGTGTTACATCCTCAGGAAGTTCGTATGGCTCGTTATGGCGGAAGTGAGTGGTCAATGGAAACTGCTCTCGACCCATCGCTTGAAGCCAATGATGCAATGCTTGCTCCTAAAGGAAACGACAAGCTTGCCGTGCCTCCTGGCGGGCGCGATCCAATGAACGAAGAGAATGGCACGCTTCCCATGGACGGTTCTCGGGAAGTTCAAGATGCTGCTGGGCTGTTCCTTGAGGGCGACCTGGAACACAAGCGAGGCGATGTGGAGTTCACTGATAAGGAGCTTCATCAGCAGGCCATTGCCTCTGCCAAGGCAAGGTTCAAAACGTGGCCCAGTGCCGTGGCAGGAGCCTATGTCACGCGCAAGTACAAGGAGCTGTACAAGCGCAAGCATGGTTCAATGGAAAAGGCGTTTAAGGGCAAGAAAGAGCAGGCTTCCTATTTCAAGGAAGATGCTGAGCCAGTAAAAGTGGAGGGGCTTGTTTTGGCAGGCGTGGACGAGGCTGCGCTGATTTCCGACCAGGACATTGAGAAAGCCCTTCAGCAATGGAAGGAAGAGGCTCCTGAGCGCTTTAAGGACCTTCTTGAGGCGGACAATGCTGAATGATCTGAGCAGCTTCTCTAGTGCTGTATTGTCCACCAGACTGGACGCTGCATGGTCTTATGACGAGCGTACTGGTCGCTACAGGGACGAGCGTGGGCGCTTTCTAAGCCAAAGCGCAGTGGAGGCTATTGTGGACAGTCGCATTGAGCGGCTTGATGCTACGCTCAGACGAATCACGGGCATGATGGCTAGTGGCAATATCACGCTTGAGCAATGGCAGGCCAGTGTCCGCGAAGCAATTAAGGCGGCTCACATTCAAGCAGCAATTATTGGCAATGGTGGAAGAGGGCGTATGGGGCCTGCGGAATATGGCAGGGTCGGTCAAAGACTGGGGCAAGAATATCGTTACTTACAAAATTTTGCTGGCGATCTTCTGGCTGGGCGTATTTCTGCTCCCATGGCTCTTGCTCGCATTAGCCTCTATTCTCAAAGTGTGCGAGGATCTTTCTGGCAAGGCACGGAAATGCGTCGCCAACAACAGGGATTTTCGCTGATGCGTAGAATCCTCGATCCACAAGCTCAGCATTGCCAAGATTGCATTGGCTTTGCTGCTCAAGGCATCGTCTCCTTAGGCACTCTTCCATTGCCTGGCCAACGCTGCGCTTGTCGCTCTAGGTGCAAATGCCGAGTGGTGTATTACAGACAGCAGGCGCCAGTCGCAACGGTCTGAAAGGGCAGTAGTATCTAGCCAGATTCTTTATTTCAGTGGCAACCATACTATATGTGGGCGACGTGGGCTGCGAGACGGGCTTCGGGCGTGTTGCGCAGTATTTAATCCCAGCACTGGCAAAAGAGCACAGCGTTCACGCTCTCTGTAGCAATTGGCACGGAGACCCGTCGCCCATGCAGGAGCATTGCAAAATGTATCCAGCAACGGCGCATGGCACAGATCCTTTTGGCACCCATCGCATTGCCAACTTGGTGGCTGCTATTAAGCCAGATTTGGTGTTCATCATCAACGATCTGTGGGTGGCCATTCCGCTTTACGATCAAATTGAGAGCTTGAAGGAAGAGATTGGTTTCAAGACTTGCGTGTACACGCCAATTGACTCCTATGGAATCTTCCCTGAGCTTCTCCCTGCCATTGAAAAGTGGGATTGCCTTGTCACCTACACGGAGTTTGGCAAGGAAGAAATCCGCCTGATGGGCTACAAGAAGCCCGTGCCAGTTGTTGGGCATGGAACGGACTTCACTAAGTTCTTCCCCCTGGACAAAGCCCAATGCCGCAAGGAGCTTGGCATTGCAGAGGATGCGTTCATCGTCTTCAATGGCAACAGGAATCAGCCGCGCAAGCGCATTGATTTGACGATTAAGGGCTTCATGAAGTTTGCCAAGGACAAGCCTAATGCTCGTCTGTGGCTGAATATGGGCAAGAAAGACATGGGATGGGATGTCGTGCCATTGAGCAGGCGCGTGGCGAGAGACGAGGGCTGTGACCCTACTGGCAGGATCATTCTCACAAGTCCCAATTTCTCCACTTCCAACTGCCTCCCCATTGACCAACTCAATAAGGTGTACAACGCAGTGGACGTAGGCGTTAACACTTGCATTGGCGAGGGCTGGGGCCTGGTGAACACTGAACATGCTGCTACAGGCGTGGCACAAGTGGTGCCTGATCACACCAGTTGCAAGGAAATCTTCAATGACATCATGAGGATCACTTGCAACGCTTCCGAGACCGATAGGAACTATGGCTTGGAGCGGATGCTGCCCGACCCTAACAATCTGGCTACCATCCTGAACTTCTACTACGACAATCCAGGGGCTCTTGCTGAAGCTGGTCAGTGGTGCAGACAGCGTGTGAGCCAAGAGCGTTTCACTTGGCCGTTCATCCAGGGGCAGATGCTGGGTATTATCGAGGGGCTGCTGAACGAAAAGCCTGCAGCGAAGGAGCCTAAGGGCTTCGGCAAACCCGTCAAGATTGGTTGATGATGCACGTTTCACAAATCTTTTTGAGCGATACAGGCAACGAACTGTCGCCGTTCTTGCAACATGCCACTGGCACTGTTAAAAACGCTTTTCCTGATGCGAATTACGAGATTTTCACCAAGGAAACGCTGCGTCAGTTCATCGTCGATCATTACGATGCCGATGTGGTGTGGGCCTATGACACGCTCAGGCCCTATTCCTACAAAGC